AGGTGATTTATTATACGGTTTATATTTAGTTGTTAAATTACCAAAGTTATCTATATCAAATTTAAATATTTATCCAAAACCTAATGAGAATGATCCAAATAATTTATATAGAATTAAATATACAGATTTTATAGGAAATGCTTTAATTAAAAAAGTTGGATTATATATAAATGGTCAATTAATTGAAGAACAAACTGGCGATTATATGCAATTATACACAGATTTATATTTTTCTGATAACAATAGAAAAAAAATGTTGGGTTTAGACGATTTTATAAATAAACCGAATTTAAAAATTGATTCTGAATATGTATATATACCATTAAAATTTTGGTTTTGTTTGGATTATTATAATCCTTTACCTGTATTAGCATTACAATATTCAGAAATTTATATTGATGTTACTTTTAATGAATTTAATAATTGTATTTGTATTTTACAATATAATTTACAAAAAACAAAATTATTTCATAGTAATTTGATGCATCAAGAAATGCCAATAGAGGATTCATTTTTACAAGCAAATTTTTATTGTTTAGATAGTAACGATCGAATATTAATTTCTAACAAAAACTATGAAATACTAATCTTACAATCACAATTAAGATCAATTAATTTAAATATGCATACAGGGACATTAAATTTAGATTTTAATAATATTGTAAAAGATATCTTATTTTTTATTCAACCCATTAACCATAAATTATATGGAGAGTATTTTAATTTTTCTGCAAGAATGACCTATCTTCCTGTAGAATTATATGATACCGATATTAATTTGAATTTATGGGAATTAGAACCTAAAAAACATTTATTAGTTAAAGCCCGACTACTATTTAATAGTAATGAACGTATTGGATGGCGTGATTATAAATATTTTTATTTTATGCAAAACCATGAAAATTATAGAACTAATATACATAGTTACATATATATGTATTCTTTTGCAACTAATCCAAAAATTACTAATATAATGGGATGTAATTTTTCAGGTATTGATAATCCCCAACTACAAATAGAAATTAAACCAAATGTATTTTTTTTGAATGAAGAATCAAATATTAAATATCCTGTAAATAATAATTATGAATTTAAATGTTATGCAACTAATTATAATATATTAGTTATAAAAAATGGATTAGGTAGTCTAAAATATATTAATTAATAAGATTTTTTTATTTAATCATTCTTATTCGTCTTATAATATATAAAATATATCTAAATATTATTTTCATTATAAATTTAATGGAAATTTGCAAAGGATGTTTTAAAATTAGTGTAAATACTAATATAACTCCAAGTAATATCCAATTAATTGGGTTTAATATAGATGATTATATTATGTTTAAATATAATCTAGGAAATTCAATAGAATATATTCAATATTGTCCTAAAAAAAAAATTCAATATTATATATTTTTTGAATTAATAAATAAATCACCTTTATGGGAAATAATTTATGATATATCACAATATTTTACATGGAACGATAATCTATTTTATTATGATATTAAATTCATTATAAATATTCAACCTGGTTTAATCCACAATTATATTAATATGTCATTTGCCTTAAATTCTATATTATATGAATTATATTTAACTCAAGAACCAATATTTTCTAATATTGATTTCACAAATACTAGTATTATACCATATACAAAATCTCAAATACCTTCAAAAAAATTTAAATTACAATTATATAAATATCAAGAAAAAACATTAGGAAAAATGTTAGAACTAGAAAATAATATAAAAGATTATTATATTAATTATACTCATATTATTGATTTTAAAGGCACAAAAGTCTTATATGATCCTATATCAAATACAAGTGTAAATGACCATAAATCTTTTAATATAACATCAATGGGTGGTATTCTAGCCGATGAAATGGGGTTAGGAAAAACTATATCATGTATTGCTTTAATTTTATCTAACCCATTATCTAATCATTTTCCTTTATTATCATATTCTAATTTATTAGGAATTAATAAAATTAATTCCAAGGCTACTTTAATTTTATGTCCATCACATTTAGCTAAACAATGGGAAAATGAAACAATTAAATGTATTTATGATAAAAAAAATAATCAAATAAATTCAAAATTAAAAATTTTATTAATTTTATCAAAAAATGATTATAATAAATTAACTTTTAATGATTTTATCAATTCAGATATAATTATTACAAGTCATCAATTTATTATGAATTTTAAATTTTATCCAACACTTCATTACCAATTTTGTACAGCATCAACATTTAATTTTGAAAATAGAAATAATATGATTCGAGATTATATATTTACAAATATACATAATATTACAAATAGAAAAAAATTAAATAAATTGGAATATCCATTATTTGAATTTTTTAATTTTCATAGATTTATTGTAGATGAAGGTCATGAAATTTTTGGTGAATTATTAAATACTATAGCATTAGGTAAATATATGGCAAAATGGATTATAAATATAGATGCAAATTATTATTGGTATGTATCAGGAACACCTTTTATGAATTTTACTAGTCTTAAAAATTGTGCTAAATTTATAAAATTAAAGTTACAAGATAAAGAAACTAATATACAATTTGATTATGTACAATCTAACTATACAAATATGATTAATCTTAATTTTATGAATAAAAAATATATTTGGGATGAAATATTGAAAGCTATAACTATTCGCCATAGAAAGGAAGACATAACTAATCAAATTGAAATACCAGGGTATGAAGAAAAAATTATTTGGATAAAATTAACTGAGTTAGAAAGACAATTATATGAATCAAAAAAAAAATCGAGAGTATCGATTCAATATTTACAACAATTATGTTGTCATCCTCTTATTATTGAATCTAGTAAAAAAATTTTTGGCGATGTAGAAGTTGATTTAGCATTAATGCAAGATAAATTAATTACTTATCATAAAAATAACTATGAAATGTATAAAAATAAATTAGATAATTTAGATAAAAATCGTCAAGAATATCATATGTTAAAAAAAACATATGAAACACATATTACAGAATCAAAATATTTATTTACCATTCTCGAGAAAATGAATTCACCAGAAGTTTTTAATGAAGAAAATTGTTCTATTTGTTTAGAACAAATTATACATCCAACTTTAACAACTTGTGGACATTTATTTTGTAATACATGTATTAAATTATGTTTACAAAATAAAAAAAATTGTCCAATATGTAAAACTGACTTAATGGGTAAAGATTTAATATTAATTAATAACCTAAATAAAAAGGATGAAGATATATGTCCTTTGATTCAAAAATATGGATCAAAACTTGGAAAATTAATCTCCATTATTAAATATTTGATTACACATGATGATGTACGTATTATTGTTTTTTCACAATGGGACGATATGCTTACATTAATAGGTAAAACACTTATAGATAATAATATTAAAAATAGTTTTATTAAAGGAAATATATGGTCTAGAACATCTGCTATTACCAAATTTAAAAATGGTATAGATAATAAAATTATTATGTTAAGTTTAAAAAATGCAGCTTCTGGTACAAATTTAACCGAAGCTACGCATATATTTTTCGTTGAACCTATTAATGCAAGCAGTGAAGAGATTAGATCAATTGAATATCAAGCTATTGCAAGAGGATGTCGTATTGGACAAAAACATAAAATTTTAGTAATGCGTATTTTGATTGAAAATACAATTGAAGAAGAAATTTATAGAGAAAATTATAATGCTAATATTGATGTATCTTTTGATATTAAAAATTCAGATTTAATTATTGTATAAAAATTGATTATTTAAATATTAATTTTATTATTAATTATTGTATGAATTCTGTTTTTAAAATTAATGTTAATAATGATGAAACTATTGAATGTATACCTTTGTCTGCAAAAGTATTCCAAAATTCTTATGATGAAAAATTAAAAAATCTTATTAAAATTGCTGTTTTCAAATATTTATATTTAGAAGCTATAAATTCTAAAATTTATAATTTCCCTTTACAACTTAAATTATGTTATACTTTATCAGCTTCGGATATTGATTATGGAATTAGTATTTTGGAAATTTCAAAAAATGATTTACTAATGGTTAAAAAATTATATGTGTCAAAAAAAAATATCTATTTATATAAAAATAGAAACAGATATTTTATTATTAATGTAAATACAATGACAAATGTAATTAGTAGTATTGTACAAGTATATAACTAGATTTTCTTTAAAAATTTAAATTTAGAACTTTCTACACAGTTGAGGTTATATATAAATTAATAATGATTTTTTTAATTTTATTCTAACTCCAAATAGTTTATAAATTTATATAATATTTTGATTATTAAAGACGTAATAAAAACAATTATAATAATTTTAGGTTAATAAAATAGTCAATATAAAACAAGTTTATTTTTTAAATTTATCTTTAAATATAATTTTGGGAATAATTCTTTTATATACAATGACATTATGAAAAAATAATTATAATAATTTTAAGGTAATAAAATATTATAAAAATAAATTAAAAATTTATTTTTATAATCTATATTAATGTTCAATCAACTAGTTAATACATGTAAACCAAAAAAAGGTTATTATATAGGTTTAGGTATATCTGTAATTTTAAATCTAGTTTTTATACCATTATTTTTATATGCAATATCTAAACCAGTAACAGTTGAAAAATTTCAAACAAAAATAAAAAAAAAAAATGTCTAAAAAAGACTATTTAATAATATAAATATATTATTAGTCAATATTAGGACTAGGCATATCTGTGGGCATATCTGTGGGCATATCAGTAGGCATACCAGGAGACATTCCTGGTGGCATACCTGCTGGCATATTAGCTTGATAAGCTTTAGTAATTAAAGGAGATAATTCAGTTTCGATTTCTTTTCTTTTTGCTTCTAATTCTTCAGTCGTAGAATTAGGATTATCATCTAACCATTTTAAGGTTGAATCTACTGATGTTTCAATAGTGGATAGATCAGTTCCTAGCGATTCTTTCATTTTTTCATCATTCAATACAGATGATTTAATATTATAACAATAACTTTCCA